ATTCCATCATACGCCATTCAAGCACTTTACAGGGATCAACAGAATCTCTTTTAATGGCCTTGACCCCAATAGAATGTTCAAGTGTTCTGCCATTCTCTGCAAACAGTTTATAATCAGCTAACGTATCACGGCCAATCTGTTTTTCAAGATTTAACTGACCGACCATAACCAAATTACCTTCTGTTTCCTTACCACTCAACGGAACACCTAACAACTGGTCTGTACGATGATTCAGGAACCAACGCATCCGACCAATATTTTCTTTCAATGTTTTATTGAATGAGCCGGGCATAGATATGTCATTTTGTGAGTCCTTCACACCGATACCGTTCACCGCAACGGTAACGATACCCTTCTCATCAACATCATTTGCCTTTGTCTTGTACTGAAGGCTTTTGATTTTCTCTTCCATCTTTTTCATCTCCACTTTTAGTGTTAAAAACTCGATTTACTTTATCCAGTTCCTCATCTGACATATCAAATTTCAATTTGTCAAACAAGGGATTTTCTATCATACTTTCGCCTATTTGGGCACGCCAGTCATTGAGTGTTATAAGCCCACATGAGAATTGTTCACGACAACGTTTATTTATATTTGTCTTTACGTCCTCGGATTCTTTCAATCCTTCCTGCAAACAATCAACATCAGAGAAATCACAATCCAAATAATATCCCCCTCCTTCAAGACCAAGGAAAGCTGTAAAATCCTTGCAGAATTGTTTGGCCATAGGAATAACAGTTGAACAATATACGCTCTTTTCAGCAGTAGCCTGATTGCTAAATGTGGACTGGTCTTTTCGCGGAACAAGAACGGCAGGGATGCCGTATGCCCCTGCAATATTTATTGCATCAGCCAAAGTCTCTTCAAACGGCTGTAACTCTGCAATAGAAAGATTAGTACGAACAAAGTCAATGTCTGCATCTGAAATACCATAAGGTACCTGGCCCTTCCTTACACCATACTTCTCAAAATTTTGCTTCAAAAGTTGTTCCTTTTCATCGTCAGTCAACGCTATTGAACCGGTAGCATCAGTTTTCTTACTTACAATAAAGCCCAATCCACCCCGCTTTACATAAATCACATTTCTAGCTTCATATACAGCTATTAGATTTGACATTGGCTTATTTTGGGAAGCAAGACGACTTTTGGACTTCAAGAACATAGCCCCTGAATAGAACTCTGCACTTCCGTCTCTATCATGCCATATTTGGTATGGAGGAATTTCCAAACTACCATTCCAACCATACTCCAAACGATAGCTACGAATAATATCTTCTGTTTGGGCAATGCCAAACAATGGCATATTCCCGTAAACAGGTTCTACAATAGTCTTATCAGAAGGTAGCACCCAATAATTATCGCAATATCTCCATTTTTCAGCTGTAGAAAAGACATCAGGCATAGCGGCACGAATAAAGCTATTCCCTGTACACAATTTATAAATATGGTGCTGATAAATCAATTCTTTCCAACGCATCAAACAATTAGGACGGCTAAGTATGCCATTCATTCGTCTGTTTGCCCATACTACACTATCATCCTTAGTTTTCTTCAATTGAAAATTAGCACCTGCAATTCGCGATGCAATATAATCGATCGGAAAAAAGACTTCAGGTATCGTACTGAATAGCGTTAGATAGTTACTGCCCGCTACAATAGGACTAGTAAGGTCCTCAATGTATGCAACTGACCATTTTTCAGCCTTGCCACTTTGAGTATCTATATCCTTATTTTCAGATGAAGTAACTATTTCAACTTCACCTTTAGTCTTAGATTTCTTTCCAAATAGATTATCAAAAAAAATATTCATTGGGTTCCTTTTTGAGCAAAACTAAGTAAAAAGGAAAACCGTTTTCCAAAACACTAAAATCTTGAAATTACGAAAGCATAACATCAACAATATAACATTCTTATTTTCAATCATATATAACGTAATTCAATTCAAACCTAATTTTACAACGAACTGTACTAGCCCACTCAAAACAGCACTGGCCTCTTTTGTTTCACTATCTTTATTATAGTCCATCAGGTTATTCATGAAGGCAACATATTCCGTATCAGATTCTACTTTTGATGCAGAAAAAAGAATACTATTTTTCACATAATCAGATGTTGCAGCAATACGCTTATCTACATCCGGAAACTCTTTCATTACACGAATCTCCTTGTTTGTACTAGAACGGAGTTCCCGGATAAAAGGGAAATAAGCATCCGTACATTCAATTACACATGAATCAGATTCATGGGACAAAATAGAAGAACGTATATCTTCTGTTGAAGTAGTATCCATAAATACGACATCAACAACATGCCATTTATTTCCACATCTAAACGCTTGTATAAGAACAAATTTCCCATTAACATTCGGCATCACATATAGAATCTTCTTAGTGTATTTACATTCGGTATCTGGATTGAAGAAATTAATAGTGCCATTACAAGCATACAAGTTTCTTTTTCGCCGGTTACTAAACTCTATATACTGCTCACTACACAAATCCACAACGACATATCGGAACGTATCAGACAGGTGCCCGTGCTCCTCATAAGTCTGCAAGGTAGTTTTATTCTTGACCTTAGTTTTAAGAATGGCACCGTTAGCATCTTTCTGTACGCTCATGTAGTCCTCAATAGATACCGAACATGATTCGTCAATGTATATCTCTATACCGGGAACAGTACAATCAAAAATGGCATTAATAAACTCACCGGTCATTGCAACACTCGGATTCTTGTTGCCTACCTTATCCTCAATCTCAAACCCTTCTTTCTGTAATGTGTCTATGAATAAGTCCATCCAGGAACGCTTCTCATCGTCAATGCTGTTTGCCGCTTTCGTTGAAGCATCACCATGTACATATAACCTATCAGAATATTGGATAGATTTCAGATACTTTGCAACAAGTTTGGAAGCTTTCTTTACAGTATTGTTGGGGCTTTCAGCGCACGTTTCATGGAATTGCCAAACCTTGGTACCAGTTGTGAAATCGACCTGCCAATATGATATGCTGATATACGGAAGCACGTTGTTATCGACAGAGATATGAATAGGTAAGTCCGGAACATACTTATGCTCACCGGAATGTTTGCCACGATTGAAAGAACCGAAGAACTCGCTACCGGTACGAATGACACCCCACTCTCCCAATGCGTACACATTGTAATAGTCCGGGTCGTGAACTCTATCATACTCAAAATCGGCAACACATTGCTCATCATAGAATCCATACGTACCGTCAGGACTCCCGACAACCCAAAAATTATTCAAATAGGTAGATTGGATAATAACTGTATTAGGTGCCTGTTCCCCGATTTGCTTAGTTCGAAGATTAAGTATTTGCCTGGGTGCATTCTTCTTTACGGATTTGACCTTGGTAAGTTCTTCCGGCAACTCTTTGCCGGCAATGGTAACAGTCATCGGTACATCATGCCATTTATCTTTATCAATAAACTCTTTCTTTATCCAATGGCTTTCACTAATCGGGTTGAAGGTACAAATAATCTGCTGCCCTTTCTTACCACGCAAACGCTTACGTAGCTGCTTGAAATCCGGATGCTCGAACTCTGACCATTCCTCTAACTGAACTCGCTTATAGTTAGAGATACCTTTTATCTTCTCCGGATCGTCAAGACCGGAGAAATCTATCTTCGCACCATTTACCAGACATTTAATAGTATTCTGTTGAAATTTGAACAAATGGGAGATGCCAAGACCGATCGCAGCGACCTTATAATCTTCATAAATGGTTTTGAGAATAGAAGCTCCTACCTTACGCATGACAAGAGTGTTCTCACCATCCTGTAATGTCTGTATCAGTATTGTTTGTGCCACACTATACGACTTACCGGAAGATGAACCTCCATAGAGAATGATAAAACGGATAGTCTCATCATTCAAGTACTTCAATAGATAGAATCCGTTAGGATTTAGCTTCTTATAATTTATAACCATATTGTTCTAAAAGTAAGGTTTCTCCGTAGGGTGAATACCGGATTTTGCAGTTCAAATTGTTCTATTCTTCCGAATTCTCATTATCTTCAAAGCCGATACGAAGTTCACCGACTTTATTTCCGTCTCCACCTTTGATATTGACATTCTTATCGGCTTCCCATCCATTCCAGGCACCAAGCAAACGAGCGGCTTCTGTTTTACCGTTGAACTCATAGACAACTTCTCCTCTCTTATTCTGAATCTTCTTCAATGCATTGCGTGTACGCTTTGGAAGCTGCGATGGACTTTTCATCTTTACCTTACCTGTTAGCTCATCGACAATATACAAGTCATTAGGATCAGAAGTTATGATATCCATCAGCACACGTTCCACAGTCTCACGTTTAACTTCAGATTCTTTCGCCCTCTTTTCTCTTATCTCTTTTATCCTTGATGTAACCTTGATGTTCTGCATAAGGGCATGAGCATTGCGCCAAACGCTCTCCTGCTTCATCTTAGTGCAGTCGTAAGCCATCCGGTATGCTTCACTTGCGTTGCCATCAATATCAACGTAATATTGACAGAACTTCTCTTGTTTCAATGTTAATACATTCTCTCTACTCATAGCTTCAAATTATTAAATTCCTGCATGAAGAAACAATGATAGTTACTCAACATGCAGGAATAAATTAGAATGGTTGTACATTCAAAGGATTTCTATTTCTCCGCCCCCGCATTTTTTTGAGAATTATCCTCTCTCCGCATGGCGAATACCTTTTTTACTCCGTCCTCGACTGACGTATAGGACAAAGGTACTAAATAGATATCCTGGTTCACCGATTGCTCCAAATTGTCAAAATCTCGTTTTTTATTAATCAACTCTATTTCAAGCGGTTTGTAGTATTTTACTAAAGATGCAAAATACATAGTAGTCACAGGTTGGACGTTACAAATATTGATAAGCTGCCGGTTACAGCCCACCGCATAAATAAGCCCTTCGACGACATCATCTATGTAAGTGAAGCACCGGATATTCTGACCACAATTGTATAAAGACACGTTTTCCTTTTCTATCAGGAACCAGAGAAGAGTTCTTTTTCGCGGATTAGGTCCATATACATTATGCAGCCGGCACCCGGTCGCAGCCTTACAATAGATAGATGCATACTGTTCATCGAAATACTTGCTTATTCCATACATGGAAGTGGTATTCTCCGGATTCGCCGTTGACGAACTGGCGTATACTAACTTCACATGATACTGGTTACATGCATCAGCTACTCGCATGAAAGTATCAATGTTATCCTTCCTGATCTGTTCCAGGTTTCCATTAAACACACTAGTTTGCGCCGCCAAATGGAACACACAATCAATACCCCCATTTTTCAGGAGCTCACATACTTTTGTGGCTTCAATACCAGACTTTCGATCAAGTCCTATGACTTCGACATCCCTTTTAGCTAATTCTCGGCAAAGGGCTTTACCAATAAATCCCTCACTGCCGGTTACAATCATTTTTCTCATCATCACAAAAACTAAAGGTGCATCTTGTTTAAAGACACACCTAGGTTCAACATAAAATCCTAAAGATTAAATCTTATTTTTGAAAATACTCCCTACACTTAAAACCCTTTCTAGGAGTAAAGTCTTTAAATTCACAGCTTCTAAACACCCACTTCTTATCAGCCCATCCGGCTAAATCCTTTTGCCATTGAGGAATAATTTGACGTGGATTATTCAAATCCCTATAAGGCTGGCAATGCGGTAAGAACCGACCGCCTTTGTTCTTCCAATGATTGACACGCTCAAACGATTCTTTGAAGTCACTGAGCAGGATACAATAAAAGAAGTATTCGCCTTTGTACCCGTACTTGTCAATCAAAGCTGTGGCACGCTCACATTCGGCAATCTGTCCCGGTGTGTCACAGCCGAACCGTATGCGCTTCATCCACTTTACTCTTGCCAGTAGCCGGGCGATGTCGTCTGTTACCAAGCGAGCATCTAAGCCCTGATTGAAGTCTACTCGTACGCCCATGGAGACAATCTTTTCAATCTGTTGTAATCCATAATCGGATGCAAGTACATTGTTATCCATGAGTATTACGTTCTTTCGCCCGGCAGATACTTCTTCTATATCCATGTATGGAGTTATGTTGCCTTCTTTGGCAGGAACGACACACCATTTGCAACGATTAGGACAGCCACGGGTAAGGAAGCCATAAGCCAGATTCTTATCAATATTATACAGGTTATAGTCGGGAACTATTTTATCAACTTCTACTGGAAGAACCTTGCTTATGTCATACCCTGTACCACCTTTCTCAACCTGATTGGTATTGATGTAATAGCCATAATCTGGAGTAAAGGAGAATACCTTTGCCGAATAAACTTTATCGTATGAGCACAAAGGGTTATACCATTCCACATTGTCGCCTCTTGCCTTGTGCCATGCACTTATCTTCATCAAAGCTAGATTAGGATAATTACTGTCAACTGCTAATATTCCGATGTTCATTACTAAAACAGTTATACTCCAATTATCTCATCATT